CGTTGTCAACATCAATAACTATCGGGCGCAGCTTCATCATTTCTGGAAACTCTTTCACACTTTTAACTATTTTCTCAAATTGCTTTTCGGTTATGTATCTTGGGTTTTCAGTGTTTAGGCGTATATCTGATATTTTCATTCCCCATACCTCGCTTGCCGTTCTATTATCTCCCATGCCGACATTTTGATTTTATCGTCAATCCGTTTTCTGTTGTCTTTATTCCTTACCATGTTAATACACAACTTCCATGCCATACTTTCTATATACGCTTTGTAATTTCCGGTGTCGCATTTTAGCACGTAGTCAAGTTTTCCCATGATCTTAATATAGCAATCACTCGCTGCGTCATCAATGTCAATTTTCCTAAACCTACTCGCTACAAGGTGACACAACTGATATACAATCAAGTGCAATTCCCGCGTTGGCTTTTTACATTCTAGTAACTTTTTGAGCTTGACGTTGTTTATTGCAACTACAGGATAAAATATCTTCATGGTTAAAGTATACCGTCATGTGGCTTACTTGTCAAGGTCCGGACATATTTATAATACTTAGCCGGTAAATGCACGACCGTCACTAGTAAGTTATCGTCGTAAAGAAAAACCATATTCGCAAAAACGATAACCGTATGATGAGGCTTTAGCGTAAAGTGTTCACGTAGGAATTTTAGAAAACTTCCTTTAGCCTCTGTCATACGGATACCCTTGTAATATGCTATCCCTGCAAGCCGGTCTATTGCATGTTTACTTAACCCCATGCGTTGTTTTGCGCGTTGGTATGCATGCAGGGATACGGTGATCATAATAACTTTAACTGCCGATCTTTAAATCTTTGTTCTGCTTCTACTAAATTTAGCTTTGCTTGCTTGAAGTAACTTTCCTTTAGTTCTATTCCTATCGCATTTCTACCTAAACTTACAGGGCTAAATACTTCAGAACCAACGCCCATGAACGGAGTTAGCACCGTATCTCCGGGATTGCTGTATAATTCTACTATTCTGTCTATTACATCAAGCTGTAGCGGGTGAACGTGCTTTTCATCATCTTCTTCTTTACTATCTTTGAACGGCAAGACATTATCAATTCTAATATCATCCCAAACACTCGAAGCATATCGTTGCCATATAATGTGGCTAAGTTTATTTGTTTTTGGGTCTTCCCAAAACTCATACTTTACTTTTAGATCTTCCCATTTCCCATAAGTTTCTTCCATCGCAGGCAATAGCGGCGTTTCTCCAAAATACTCACTTAATCCTTTATCGTGTGTTACCGGTATTTCGCTGTCTCCTTTTTTCTTGAATATTAGCATGTAATCAGGCATAGCCGGGAAACATTGAGTCGAGTCTTCTACAATAAGTTTATGCATAAGACTTTTTACCATAGTTCGCATTCTTACTTTTAAAGGTTCTTTCCATATTGTTATCCGGTTGCAATATTGGAAACCATGCTTTTCGTGAAGTTTAATAATCTCATGCGGGAAATCCCATAGATATCCATTATTATCATGCACGTCAGTGCAATGAACAGCCGTAATCCTGCCGCGTTTTGTAACTCTTGATATTTGCTTTATTAAAAAATCATACTGCTCTAAAAATTGCTCGCGGCTTTCGCAATTACTAAAATCATTTTCATAACTTGAATAATTGTAAAGTCCGGCGAATGGTGGGCTATACACGCTTAGACCAATAGTTTCGTCTGGTATACTTGGTAGTACATACATACAATCCGAATTATAAATAGCATACTTATCATTAACAACCTGTTCTTTTATCATTTTATACCTCCGTTTATGAATGATGGAATACTCATTTGCTTATCAAATCCTTTTTGCTTGATCACAAAATCTTGATGCAAATTATTATTTAACTTTGTAAATAGCTCATTAGCTTTTTCTGTTTTTGCCATTAAAGCATCAAGAACCCTCTCTTGGCCATCGGAATATACAAGATCGACAGTTACATTTGACTTTTGCCCAAATCTCCAAAACCTCCTTATTGCTTGATAATACTGCTCGTAACTAAATGTCGGGAAATATACCGTATGATTGCAATGCTGCCAATTCAAACCGAATGCCGTCATTTTAGGTTTAGTTATTAGTTTTTTTATGTCACCGTTGAAAAAAGATAACAATAACTCCTCTTTTTTATCAATATCCATGCTGCCCTTAATCTGGTATGCGCTTTTGTCTAATTGCTCTATCATATCTCCTTCATCGTTAAAATTACACCAATATACAGAAGTGTCATGTTTTCTTGACAACTCGATAGCTTTTTCAACTCTGTTATTGAATGTCATTTTCTGCTCTTGCCTAATTTCACTCATTGTATACGCAATAACACCGAACATATTTATTTGATCGTTAACTATCCATTGGTTATCATTTTTAACTGAATGATAATTAACAATCAATTCCGGCAACTTATGCAATTCATCGCTGAACCCTAAGTCGCTCGGTTTTCGCATTGATATACTCCATCCGGATACCCATTTGAAAAAATTGTCTACTGCATGCGGTTTTAAATACCACTTGTTACCTATTTCTTGCGGTCTTACCGTGTTCTCGTTATTCGCGAAAAACTTAGTTAACATGTCGGTATACCCCATGTATCCCAACGCTTCGCTTGACGTTCCCAACTCAATAAAATCATTCGGTGATGGTGTCGCGGTAAATAAAAATCTATATTTAACTTTTTTTAAAAAACTTGTAACTTGATTTTTTATTGCACCGTCAAAGTTTTTTAATATTGAGCTTTCGTCAAGTATAACACAATCGAAGTCGTCAGATCTGAATTTATCTAACCTCTCGTAATTACATACAACAATTTTAGTTTTATACTTTCCGTCTTTACAATATTCTATATCGTCAATACCAAACTTTTCGGCTTCTTTTAAAAACTGAAAAGCAACGGCCAACGGAGTAATTATCAAAACCGGCTTATTAGTATGTCTGAGATAATTAACCGCTGTTGTTAATTCGATGATCGTCTTTCCCAATCCGGTATCAAGAAATACCGCGCACCTGCCCTTTTTTATAGCGTATTGTGCTACATGCTTTTGAAAATCAAACATTGCGTCCGGAATAAAACTAGCATCAATACCATAATTTGAAATGCTATGCCGTTTCTTTTCTAAAAATTCCTGATACTCTGAAATAATCATACACTACCACCGGCCATACTATCTCTCTCTTTCTGTTGCGTATTGCAACCGTTCATTCCTCTACCTCTTTAGGTATGCCACATGTTTTTCCCTCGTAAACAAGTCCGCATTTTTTACAATTTGCTTTATTTATAGACAAGATTGCCACAAGTTGACCATTATCGTTTCTAACCACATTTTTTCTATCTTTGTTAACTTTCAACTTCTCCCCACAATGGCAGAAATACTTTGTAACTTTTTTAGGCTTTTTTATGGCGTATTTTTCGTTATCTTCGGGATTGACAAATATAATTTCTGTGCATTCTTTAAGTCCATCTTCTTCTAAATCTTCTTCACAAATACAACGTATAGGATATGATTCATTTTTCATATACCTCAAAAATACATATTTACAATCATTACGTTGAAACATCGTTCCAAACGGCACTCTACTCCAATCATACTTCATACTCCTACCTTCCTTTCCTCGCACAATTTGTGCTGTAGCGAGATTATTGTTTCAACCGAGTAATACACCTCATTTTTACGCAGTATGTTCGCCATATCTGCCGTTATCATATCACGCCCGTCACGAATACGCAAGAGAATTTTTAACGGTATTTCGCTATCCTTTGAAAACCGCTGTAAAAGATTACTCATAGGCATTTCACCAAAAGTATCATCATACTTGTGGCGTAGTTCCATATCGAAATAGTCAGTCCATGTTAAAGGTCTGTCAATATCGCTCATTGGGTTATGACCTAACGCTTTTTTTGCTAAAGTCTTTTCAAGCCCTATCCTTCGTGCTTTTTGGGCGCATATTATATTACCGCATGTTTTCTTTAGCCTGAAATTATAAGCATCGCAACCGGTCCTCTTGTAATAATCCTCATAGGTATAAATATTACCGCAAAATTGACAAATACGGTCCGGTTCATTTTCAATAAATCGCAAGCACTTTTTGCTTTTATTATCCTTGTTGCGCTTGAGTATATTTTCATGCGAGATCACTTTGATAGCATCTTTTTGATTTTCAGTAAACCGTTTGAAAATAGTATAGCCATATTCTCCTAAGTTCATTACTTCGGTCATGCTATACCCTTCGTTTACTTTTTGCATGAAATAGTCATACGCTTTTTTCATGTCCTTACGTGGGTATTTATGAGCTTGAATGAAGTTCGCAAAATCTTTATAAAGCGTCATAAGCCTAGCAACAACTTTCCATGTGTAGATCGTTGTGTGATACATGTCGTTTAACTTCATACCGGATAGAATGAGCTGCTTGACCGCTTCCATTTGCTCGTAGTCATCGCCGTTCTTTTCTAGTGCTTTTTTCTTTAACCGCATAGACGCATTATAAGCAAGCATTTTCGCTATTTCTTTAAACTCTTTTGGATATTTCCGTAACATTCCGCGATAGACGCAAGCCGGAACGACATTACCTTTTACCTCGCGAGCTTTCATGCCTTTTTTTACTGCGTCTTTAATGAGCTTTAAATATTCCATATCCGTTACCGCCATATCATTCACCCTTTCTGAATAATGTTAGTTCTTTTTCATCCTCAACACCTAAAGCACAATTTAAAATATGCAGCCCAAGCTCAGGGTATACGCAATTTCTCAATACTTGTCTTTTGTTCGGTAATTTTATATCCATATTATTTAATCCGTGCAAGTCAATAAGTTCTGGTATTTGCGCTTCTCTAATAATAGCTTTGCGATGTGATTCTTTTGACGCATTTCTATTCATAGTTCCAATTTGAGTATAATTTATTTCTATATCAGTAATATTAAAATTTGACCAGAAATAATGCCTGCCTATTACGATCGGATCAAACATAGGTTTATAGTAACTTTTTACATTCTCTACAACATATTGACCTTTAAAGAAATGTTTCAAAAATATAATCTCTTGCCATAAACTCATATCAGGATAGCGATATAGTCCTTGACCCTTTAAGAAATTATTACAAACTGAATGAGATTGGCACGGCGGGCTGCTCCAAATAAAAACATATTCGCTATGATGTTTTATTAAATAATCGTGAGCATCGCCGATAATAACATTGTCATTCGGGAATAACATTTTATATACATTTGCAATATTTTCATCAAGTTCAACTGCCGTTATTTCGTGATTATCACCCCATAACTTGCGGTTGCCGCCGATCCCGGCGTAAAGGTTAAGTATTTTCATCATTCACCCTTTCTGATAAAGTTTTCGCAACCAGAAGCGATAAAGCCGTCAAGCACTTTAATAACATCAAACTCAAATTTGCAAACAGACTGCCACTTAGCAGGCTCGGCAGTAAACCTGCTACACTCTAGCCGATAAGGGCAATCGTTATTTACGCAATGGGTATAGTCGGGCATATTACTCCTCTCCGAATAGATCTAGGCACTGTTGGCAACGCGTATAACTACTTTTTTTATGCTCTAATTCTACGTCATTAAAAATTCCACAAAAACATCCAATCTCCGAATCTATTTGGCAACATGCACATCCATCGCATTCTTTACCATTCTGAATCCCAACCATCTCCCACAACTTGACCGCTTTTTCAACGTCTTGGAAAAGTACAAACTCGCCATCTTTATCCTGCCAATTTACTAAACCAACAACCTCAAGGTCATATCTCTTAATCTCCATACTCATTCACCTCCGAATAAATCTCTATCGTCAGTGCCAGACAAAGGCTCAATATAAGGCTCTGTAGTATCGTCTTGAGTGTTTATACTACTTTCATGTGCAATGCCTGTTTTAACGTTAAATAGACCGTGAATTTTTGATTCCTTGAAGTATTCATTGTAGCACGTTACGCAATAAGTATTACCATTAACCCTGTAGCCATTTAAATATCTTATTTCACTCCCACAGTTAAAGCATAGTTCCATGTCATTCCTCCTTCTTTTTTCCACAACAAGGGCAAATGCTAACATTATCTAAAACCAATTCTAGTTTTTCTTGCTCTACTTCTATTATTACTATAGCATATTTTTTATCACCTGACGAATAAGTTGTTTTTATAAAACCCGTAATATTATTTTTAACGATTACATAATCATTTTTATAATATTTCATACTTCCTCCTTCTTCTGCCATTGTTTGCACCAACCGTCTATAAATACATTCATATCTTTAACAAAATTATTATTAGGGTCAATATCGTTATACCAAAAATCGCAATGAGCCACGTTTTGTTTAGTATTATACATTATAGCCCACCTACAATTACCACAACACTCTTTCATATACCCTCCCTTTTGGTTAGTCACCGATATAGCCCGTGTTCATGTCGCTATTCAACTCTATAACATCGTTTAACGGCTTGCAATATCTCCACCAGAAGAAATACAGATAAAAAATATTCTCATACCGTCGATCTTTCTTTCTAAAAACTACGATCTGTCCGCTTATCCACTTTTCGAGCGCGCCATATCCGGATATATCGCCCTCTGTCGGTTCATCGTATTCATCTTCTTTTTTATTGTATTGCTGTGCTGTTTTTTTCTGATGCGCTATAAGTATCATGCACAAGTTTAAAAATTTAACCATGTTCGCTAATTGTGCTGCTTTTTTTTCATTCAGATCTATCTCGCTTTTAAAATATCCGTCAATAGTCAAGGCCGTATAATGATCTACAAATACAAATGCTAACTTACTGCGCTCACGGATGGGTATTATCTTAGCGTATATCTCGGATACCTTTAACCCTATGCCCTCGATAATATCAAGATTCCATGTTGATATTTCCTCTGATGCTTTGAGTATTTTTGGCATATCACTTTTTAACGCACCGGAAAAGATAGCAAGCTCAGGCACTCCACTCTCGATAGATATAAGTTTACGCATCAAGTCCTCTCGGCTCATTTCAAGCGTTACGTATACAATCCGTTCATTCCATCCGTTTATTTTTACCGTCTTACAGAACGCCCTGATAATATTTAGTGCAAGCGTTGTTTTCCCGCTCTTTGCTTTACCAGCCAGCAAGTATAGACTGCCTTTGCGAAAATGTATATTAGCGTCAAGTTTTTGTATAAATGATTTTATTATTCTAGTTTCTCCCTTTGCGTTCATTGCATCATCATACACCTTGCCGGCCAATACGTCAACTCCGTTTACGTCTTCGATAATTGAAATGATCTCTTTTAGCTTTTCATATGTTTCGTGCGCTTTAATAAACGCATCGCTAGCTTGAAATGTTTTTTTCATTTCTATATTTGCAGCGTTGAATAACGATATGATATTCCGAAGCTGCCACATCCGGATTAAACTTGCAACATACTCTTTGTAGTCAAGGCATAGATTTTCGTATTTTATAAAAGATTCGTAATCACAAGCAGCATCATACTTTTTAACCATATCCTTGACTAACGCTAAACCGTCAGCAACACCGGATCGTATCGCAATAAATATCTTCTTGTAATGCTCAAAGTAAAAATGTTCATCCTTGACCATCGACAACGCCGATTCTGCAGATATACCGTTTTCATCTTCAAGCTTATCAATGAGAACAATTAGATACCCGATAATAGCGTGTTCTATCTCAGCATCATAGTATGATGTTTTCTCAGACATACTTTTCTCCGTTCTTTTCTTTAAACTCGTTGAACATTTTTAAACTTGATTCTTTTTCTCTTTCATTAAAACTATCTTCGTGATCTAAATACTTCGCCTCTTTCAAGTGCTTGTCAAAGTTTGGTCTTTTATAGCCTTCGTTTTTTAAACCCTTATACATTTCCCGATAATGATAATTCGTGTAGTCAATAAGGCAAAACAAATATTCCCTTTTTGATGATTCTGTTTTTTTATACAAATCAGAAAATACTATCCATGAGCTTAACTTGTTTGAACGCTTAACCCAACCGGAATATAAAAACTCAAACCACAACCGACAATATAAATATTCTTCTGATGATAGATTAAGATGATTGTTTATTTCTGTCGGTTTACCCGAAGATTTACTAACCTTCGGAATAGGATTTATTGTAATTACTTCTTCTAATTTCTTATCATTCTTTTCATTCTCTTCATTCTTATCATTCTTGTTTGTGTCTTTCTGTTGTCTTTCTGTTGTCTTTCTGTTGTCTTTCTGTTGTATGCTCTGTTGTTCTTTTTCCTGATATTGTTCGTAGTTTATTATCGTAAGTATTGAAGTGCTTTTGCTTTGCTGTTGTATGACCTGTTGTTCTTTTTCAAGGTCATTTACGAACTTTGTCGTTTTACTTCTTGACCATCCCCAACGAAGCGATAATTTCAGAATTGACCAACCGACTTGCCCTCTTTTCACTTCTATTTTATGGTCACGCAAATAAAAAAAGCCGTCTTCATGGTTAGCTAAAAGCAACAGGTCAACCCATGCTTGACCACGAGTAAACGGCTCGCAAGTCCATAATTTATGTTCGCATAATTGACGATGTAATTTAATCCAGCCGATCATTTCAACTCCTGTCAGTTGTGACCATTGCGGTCAATAATCCTGTTCAAATATTTATTAAAGCGGAAAGTAAACGATGAGCAGGATGCGTTCACCTTATCAGCAAAGTTTATAAGGCTCTGCCTATCCGCTAATTCCTTCATATTATATCACACATCTGCCTTATCGTCAAGAGAATTATGCAACCTATTCAAATACCACATCGCCTTTTCTATATCTTCAACTGCTTTCCCTTTTTCCTTGTATCTCCATATGTATTTTATAGCGTTTCCCTTTAAATAGCCATGAAACTCGTCTTTACTCATGCTTGCTTCGATAGCGTCTATGCACTCTATACCGCCTTGTGTGTAATGATCGGGATGATTTACGGTGTCAATTCTTCTAAATGCTGTAGGCTTATGTCTTTTAATATCTTTTGTGTATACGGTTATATGGTTTCCATGATCATTTAATCTAACTATAAAACTACCATCTCCATTCTCGGCTGTAATTACTCCTATAAAACCATTCAATCCTGAATAATCAATGTCATCAGATTGTATCATTACTTCATCGCCTATAATAAAATCATTCATACATCCCCCCTGCTATCTTTGGTGTCATCGTAGGTTTCATCCGGGTTACACTCATCAAGCTCGCTTGTATATGCAACGTATACTTCAAGAGTTCCTTTGCGAGTGACATATGACATGGCAAATTTATCGAAACTAGGATTTTTCCCCTTGCATAGTTCCGTATGAAAAGTGATTGTTTCCCATGCTTCATGCCTTGCGCCACTGTTGAAAATATCATCCCATTCGTCAAGGTCAAGGGCTTGTTCAATTTTGATATAGCAATAAAGTCTGCCCGAATAATACAACCCACCTTCAGCAGCTTCGCAGATATCAAAGTCGTTGAGGATAACCTCTCTACCCTCGATAATATCCTGTAGCCATTGCTTGTAACGTTCCATTATTACTCCTTTACAGTTAAACCTTTTATTAAGGCATCTATAAGCACTTCTCCAACATAACCTTCTGCGTCTGGTATTTCTTTCGTGTAGTCCTTTTCGAGCATAGCTTTTTTGACAAGTGGGTTTATGAGATGTTTATGCTCATTTATGGCTTTTGTTATTTCTGTATAAGCAGGAGATTCGTCTGCTTCCCATGCGTCTTTTTTTCTGAAAATGTTATAACTTTCTGGGTTTCCAATTATTTCAGAAACCTTATCGCTGATAATTTTCTTTTCATCTTCGGTAATGGATTCGTCTAAGATGCTAAACCCAATGTTATAGGCAATGTTATATAATACTCTTTCTTGTACTGATGATTTATCACCTCTCAATATTTC